ATCATAACGCCGATAACTTCTAAATCGTGTTGTAAAGACCAAGAATATGAGGCACCGACTTGAATAATTTTGAGTTGTTTTTGTTTTGTATAACAATTACCAGCAACCGCTGTTGTAAATGTTGCAGTTAAAGTAGTAGCACTAGCATTAGTAACTATATCAGGTATTATCTGATTATCAGAAGTATCGACAAAATGAGAAAAAACATCTTGACCTCCTTCATTATTATGGATGATATTCCAAGTTGTTGATGATGCTGCGGCTGTTGAATCATCAGCCGCTGCCATATATACTATACCGGCATCAGGAGCCCCTAATTCAACAGTAATATCACTTGCTCCTGTTGACTGTATATTTTCAGGTATAAGTCTCTCATTGTTAGTATCATAACACTGTACCAAAACATTTAAGGTGTTAAGTTCATGCGTTACAAGCCATTCATCAGAAGTAGCTATCTGAACATAGAAAGATGTACCTGCAGCAGGCGCTGCAATCGTTGGTAGCAGAACTGTATTATAAACGGCCTCATATGCACCACCGTATAGGGCTTTCCATAAATTTGAAAAATCTGCCAGAGGAGCAATCAATGTTCTATAGTGAGGAACTCTAGTAACAGGTCTAATAATCTCCCAATATTTCAACAGGTTAAAAATTGTAGGTTCGTCTATGATATAATTAGTACCAAATGGAGCATTTGTTAAATCAATCTCAGCTTTATAATGTGGAGCCAAAGTCCAAGAATCACCATAACCGTCATAATCTGAAGGATAGGCACTTACTCCTTTTGATTCATAGTAATATTGTCCTGCTCCTGTATATTCGTGAACTCTTACATCATCCACAAAAAATGTACCACCAGATGGTGAACTAACAACTACCACTGTAGCGGCACCACCTGTTGATTGATTACCAACAGATTCAATTTTATTCCATGTATTCAATGTTAAATTAGAATATGTTGTTGAATATGCTTGACCTGTACCGCTGCCGGTTGTTAAATGTATTTTTATATTTGTATCGTCTGTAGGCCATATTTGGGCACTACATCTATACTCCTCATTGGTTGAGGTAGTAAATACATAACTCTTAATACCATCACCGCCAGTCGTGGATTCGAAGAACCTACTAAAACCACCACTGTATGACTGTAAACCACTTCTGACATTGAAGCTAGGAGATGTAAAGTTATACCAATAATCATCTATCTCCATATCAAAATTTCTTACGAGGTTATTACCAGCATCTACATCATAAAAAGAAGTATATAGATATTCTACAAATTCTGGAAATGAAGGCGGACTTGGTGTTGCACCGTCATGCCACATTTCATAAACATTAAGTCTATTAGGTGTTGAACCTATAATCAGTTTCCATATAATATACAAAGCAGAATATGTACCCTTTCTCTTTAACCAACTAATAATTCCAGCCACGAAATCTCTCTGTTGCGTTTCAGTCAAAGCCCATGCGGAGCCGGAAATATCCTCGGTTATTGTTACATCATACATCTGGGCAATATAACCAAGAAAATCAATATCAACCTCCGAAGGGTCAATCAAAGTTATAAGATTCTTGAGCATCCCATAAACTTCAGAATGTATCCTATCGAAATAGAGGTTTAAAAATTCTTGCATCTTAGTCGTTCTACTACCATCCGGCAAAGCGTTATAAGCAAAATCTCTCATGCCTTGCCAATGAACTCTATATTCACCGGTTGTAGAATCATAAAGATAAATTTTTCCAAAATATGCAAACGGTTTCTGTAAGTTAAAGTAATGCTTATAAATATCGTCAGTCTCGGCAGCCCTTGTCATCCACTCATGTATATAACTATCCTTTCTGAAGTAAGCATCTGAACCACTATCAAATACAGCACTAGCACTTGGGTCAATAGTAAATACAAAATATGATCCATCAACCCATCCTTCAACATCGCTTCTAAAGTTTACCTCGGTAAGTGATCCATCAATATCAATAAAAAGTTTTGTCCAAAAACCGCCTTTTCCTACGATACCATGTCTATCACCAATCAATTGACTATTTTCACTAAAGCCAGTCTTAGAAAGAATATACCATCTAGACCAAGTCCAATCATTCAAATCAATCCATTCCCAATTGGTAGAGGTGTCATCAGTGTCAAAGAATTTTACATCTTGATAAAATGCTGTAGTGTCAACAGTGTATCCTTCATGTGCCACACCCTCATGTGTTGATTCAAAATAATCATCAAGAAGATAGTAAGGAACATCTGCAAATCTCGCCATTGGTCAATATTCTCCTTTAAAATTCCTGTGTAATAGTAGTAGATACAACACTCAAAGCCGGAAACTGATCGTGTCCAATTTCTATTGTTCTCAATACATTATCACCACTTAGAGTAACTTCAGCATATCGTGGATATGTAGTAGAACCATAAGCCTGAACTGTCGCATTTATCTCTGAAGATTAAATTTCTGATTCCAGAAATATTGTCGAAGTTATCTTCAGGAGCTACCTGCTCTGGGTCCATGATAAATTCATAGATGTCCCTGAAGTCTATCTCCTCATTGAAAAATCTATTTACTTTATTGAAATACCAAACCAGTTTATTCTGAACATCAGCCATAACAGTTGCAAAATTAAAAGTCCTGTTAACTCTCAAACCAATATCAAAATCGAAATAGATTAAAGTCGGCAACTCCCATGACTCATAAGCATTCAACATCTTTCTAGGCTCTAGATATTCACCCAGTAACGAGGTCCAACTACTAGAATATGCTATAGGTACAACACCATCAGAAACGATTGGTGATGCCGAAGTCTCAATAGTTGATGTTTGCCATTGGTATGGAATTACAGAAAGATGAACTTTATTATATTCACTGTAGTCTCCAGATGGCGCCACTTCTTTTTCACCCCATGCCGTTGCCGCTAGAATATCAGAACGAGACTCTAAATATGTTCTGTAATCATAAGCAGTTACGGTTCTAAATTGTGAATGTAAAGAACCTTTTGCATTAGATTTAATGTCGGTAAGAATTTCTGGAGATGCCGAACCAAAAGTGGCAGCAGAATTGCTTACAGTTAATGTTGAGGTATCTAGATAAGCAGCGGTAGCTGTATTATAAACCATATCATCATCAGGAATAGTAATGGTACTAGCCGCAACCTCACCATCAACACCAAGAGTTTTAATAAGAATAACTTCTATCTCATCATCGCCATCCGGTACAGTTCTAGAAGTTGAAAAAACAATTTTGTATCTCTCATACTTATCATATTCAAATTTGTAGACCTCATCATTATCCGCAAGGCCACTCAACTCATCATAAAAATCTGAAACTCTTGTCCAAATCTCATCATTTACAGTTACTTGAATAGAAACATTCTCATCAAGTAAGAAATCATCATATCCATAATCTTCTTGAGGAAGTATTAATTCATTATCAATAAAATCATCACCAGTATATGTTCCGAGTGATGTTACCTCTCCCTGTCTAACAGGTAAACCAAATGTATAAGGTAGAGAGGCTGCACTAATAGACCAACTCTGAGTAGTACAGAACTTAATAGCGCTACCCTCAGAATCTTCAGCACTTGATGTTATCTGATGCCAAGCAGGAATAGATAAAATATCACCTTCTATCAAATCCGCTGAAACCGTTACAGATAATGTTGTCTGTGATGCAAGATAACCCTTTGGGTCATAGCCCATAAGAGTTGCAAGCCTGTGAACATTTTCATAAATGTCAGCAGTGTCAATATATACATTCTTAGCAATCTTGTTTATGAAGAATGTTGATAATTCTCCAAGATATGCCATCAATTCTATAAGAATAGTTATATTAGAACCCTCATAGTCGTAGTCTGCAAACACAGTGCTATTAGCTAACTGCGCTCTCATTCTAGCAACTAGGGTCGTAAAATCCACATTAAGGTAGTCTGGTCGTAAAGTTGCCATAGTTTTATCCCTGTTTTAAAATAAAGTTTACTGTTTGTATCCTTCTTGAAGTTTTAAGTCTGAAATTAAGTGTTATGTCATATTCACCTTTATCATAATCTTGATGAATATTTAAATCTTCAACAATTATTCTGTCATCCCATAATTCAATAGAGCCAAAAATTCTATTACCAATTTCATAAGCTGTTGTATCATCCATCGGTTCAAAAAGAAGGTCCATCAGATTAACCGCAAACTCTGGAAGCATTCTTCTACTCCCCTGTCTAGTATTTATTATATTGATTAGCGAATTTTCGATGGCATCTTCTTCTAAATCTCTCTTAATATCACCATCTGTTTGCATATCTAAACTCACATCAAAATCACTATAAATTGCCATTTATTTACCTCTTATGTTGCATAATTACTCATAGGAGAAATCATACCATCATATTTTGCATAATCATTTTCCACAACACCTCTAGCCACATACAGATTACTTAATCTCCCTACAATTCCATAAGTACCATCTAAACCAACCGTTTGTGTTAAAAAATTATCTAGAAAAACCCAATCATCCATATAACCTTGAATAGTTACATCACTATCCCAAAAAGGACCAGAAGGCGCATAAGCCTCAAGATACACTCCATCTAAACTCGCTGAACATATAGCAGCATCAAGAACGACATAAGTATCACTAGGATATGCCGGATCAGCAGCATCCGAACCTGAGATTGTTGTGCTCGCAGAAAAGGTACCAGAATTTGTAACTAATATATTCAATCCCGCTGTAAATGTAGAAGTCTGATTTCCATCAACAGTAAATGAAGTACCTGATATATATGTTAAACCTGTTATACCTGTTTCTTCGTCATAACCTGACCATTCATTAAGAGCTCCTGTACCAGAGACACCAAAATTTCCGTAAGTATAGAAATATTCTGCTTTAGCTGGTACAACAGCCGCCTCTAAATCGGTTTCTATCTCATCTTCTGCAAAACCTATAGCTTGCCATTGCTGAGTCAAATCTAATATTTGAGCATCAATCTTAACTAATGAACCACTGAGATTTTCACTTGTAGAAGTGAAACCAGTTACCATTTGACCTAATTTATCTGAATTTGCTGACATAATTTATCCTATAAATACGCTTCCTGCTCCGCCTATAACTCGTCCACTATAGATACCAGAAAAATTACTTGTTATAGTACCGGCTCCAAGTCCATTTATGAAAACGGAAGATGAGCCAGAAATTATTATACCTGTATGTCCACAGTCTGAAAGAACCGTACTAGTTATGAAAGCATTGCCGGGTCCTTCTGAAAATACATTTGAAGCACCTGAGATTATAATTCCATTCCATGGATTACTATCATCATGGTCGTCATGGCTACAGTCTCCAATTACTGCATCTCCGATTCTAGCCGCTCCTAATCCCATTAGTGTCTCCTTAATTTATATTTACTGGATTACCTGTAATATTACAGGCACCTGTAACAGTTATAGTGGCATTTCCACCAACTGTAACATTCCAATCTCCATCTATAGTTATTGTAGAGTCTCCTGTAGTATTATCAATGTGGTCGCTAACTCTTGTAATAGTTACAATACCTTCATTGTCAATAACTGTATTTGTACCTGATGAGTGAAAAATCTTTATTCTCTTTGCCTCTGGTGTTGAATCAAGTTCTATTATATGACCACCATGAGTTTTCAATACTATATTATGTGGGTATGTTCCCTCACCTGAATTAAATTCTACGCCGGTTGCATCGGGATATACCCCGTCTGGGTCTACAAACGCTACAGGCTCGCTTCCTTCTGCGGGCACAGTTGCAGCGGTAGCAACAGTTCCTGGTGCTGAACCAAAATATCTAGGCATCATATGGTTTCCACTTTCAAAGAAAACAAAAACATGACTGCCTTGTAAAGGTACAGAATATAATCCATATCCAGATATAGACCCCTCAATTAGTCCGAGAACAGGTTCAGCCCAAGGTAAACTAGCTGTCGGTATACCTTCAGTAGATGAGCCGACAGAGCTTGAAGAATGAACCCCAAATACACGAACTCTACATTTACCTGCAAATGTTGGGTCCTCATTATCCTCAACAACACCTCTATAAATACCGTGTAGTTTTAGATCAGGTTGTTTCAAATCTGTTAAATTTATTCTCATTATTTTATCGTTGTTAACTTATATATACTTGATTTTTCACCAGAAATATTTGATTTAATCGGATTTGATTTCACCAACTTAACAATTTTAACAGCATCAGCATCAGTATATCCATTTTTCAAAAGAACAAGTTTCTGTGTAAAAGATGGGGTTTGTCGGGATGACCATTGATGGGTAATTGATTTTATCAAATAATATCCCTTCATCATTTTGTTAAGTTTCTGATTTTTATCCGTTGAAGCCCATTCCAATTCTATAAGACCGCCACAAAATCTATCTGCAATCCTTCCAGGCACAACAATTTCAACAATCTGCTGTCTATTATATCTCTTTATAAAATCATTCTCAAAAATATTATTTAGAATTAAAGGGTCTGAGTCTCCGTCTAGATGGCTCTGAGCAAAAGATTCACTAATATCTGGAAAAATAGAGTAACCACCTAAAATAACATGCTTAGCGATAGAGTCACTATAAGTATTTGAGGTCTCTACAAAAGTTTTTGTCGATGAATCAAATCCTCGTCTTACACCTCCTCGTATATATCTCATAGCAGTAGAATCTGCACCTAATAATTTCCAACCTAATATCTGATTATATTCATATTCAGTTGTTGCAACTCCTAATTTATAAGGACTATTATCTATTTGAGCCGAGCTCATAAGTTTATCTATTGTTATGAAATTAACTCCATTTCTATTTCTATAGAACAAGTAACCTCCCTGTTTAGATGTAAAACCTGATGACCTTTCTATCAACCATTTGATTGCATCTTTCGGTCTCCAATAAGGCATATAAAAATTTTCAAGAATCTCATTAGAATCTTCCCATTCTGCCAAATCGGGATTATTTAACATTAATCTACAAATATCTTTAACAATATCAGAGGTTTTTGTATCGAGCCATGATCTACTATAAAGCTTATGGTTTAAATCAAAGAATATATCTTCAACAAAATACAATTCAAAAGATTGCTGACCTGCCTGTTCAATACCGCCACCCATCTGTTCAATAGCATTGATTTTGTAGATAACACAAGATATTATCTGGTCCTCATCTTGACCATAGTCTATATATAGTCTCTCGTTACCTGTAATCGGACCCATTTCAAAGGCACCATAAGGATCAAGAAACTGAAGTTTTCCGATAACACACGAAGAAAAAATATCTTCAATAAAATTTAGAAGTATTATATCTTTACCATCAATTATAGCACTACCTGCCTCCATTTCTATTGCAACACCAAGTAGTTCTTCTTGTGGTCTCTTGCCTGACGATTCAAAAGCCATTATAATTCCTGTATATTCTCAATTTCTTTAATTAATTGATATAGATATTCTTCTCTTAAAATTTTAATATTAGTACCTACCTCTAATTCCTCAAAAGGATTCTGGACCTCATTCATCAACGCTATAACCCACCATAAAAATGGTGTTTCATAATAAAAATAGGAGATATTATCCCACCAATCATCATCTGCAACTTCATAGGACTCATAAAACACTGTCTCATCAGTGACCTCTTGATTCAACTCAAATGAACGCCAAATATTCATATATTTGGTGCCATCAGTGTCTTGCAGAAGATTAAAAAGTTTCATATAAGAAACATTACTCAATCTCGTCCCTGTTTCTTCATAAAATGTTTTATCTATCCTTGCTACTGTCATTTTATCTCCTTATTAACCGCCCTGCTGGAACTTTCTCAAAAGATCAGACCAAGTAGTAGTTTTTCCGCCACTTTTAGGACTCAAACTTTCAGAAATATTACCACCGACATCAGTAAGCGTTCCGGGATACTGTTTCTGATAAGCGTCAAGTTGTTGTTGAACTCTATCAGTATAAGATGCAAATTTATTAAGTTTGTCAGCATGGGGGATATGCCTTGTAAGTGTAGATGTTACACTAATCTTCTCTGTTACTCCAAATGAATCTCTGTAGAGAGGAGACACATCTAAAAAGGTTAATTGTAATTCACAAAGAGAAGGAAGTCCATTTCTATAGGGTCCCTTGTAAGTTGGTTGAACAGCTGTGAGAGCAGCAGTTTTTATCTCGATAAATTTCTGTGGTTCTGTATATACATGAAATAGATAAGGTAATTCAAAAGTAATTCCAGTTGCAGTCTTTTTATCAGCACAAGAATATCTTCTAATTCTATTAATAGGGTCAATAATATCAAAATTAGGATTGCCCTCATCAATTAATTTAAAATCAAATGTGAGTTGTCTCCGTTCAGAATTGGTATATGTCATACCAGCATCTATCTTACGATTTGGAATCGTCTGTCCTGCCATAGCCTGATTAAACCGATTCATCAATTGACCCATCAACTTTTGTTCACCCTTAAAATCGAGTTTAAGTGCCTCACCTCCACCTTTAATGGCGCTTTTACCTTCTGAAATTGCTCTAGACGCACCTGCAATTTTATTAGCTAATCTACTTGTAATAGATTCATATTCTTCCCATGTATGTCCAATATTTTCTTGAATATCCTCAGGTGCAAGAAATCTAAAAACTTCAGAAGAAACTGGTGATGCTACTCCTTTATAATCCTTTCTTGCGATTGCTGACATAGATAAAACCTTCCTAGGTTTCATTACTATCCAGCACGCATCGACAAAATGGGCATGCGGAGTGCTACGAGGTCTCTGATGAGTACCTGCAGTAACACCTTCACCACCTAATTCTAAAAGTTCTAATGCCGTGCTTTTAAGTCCCAATGCCATTTTTATCTCCTTTTACATTACTGCGTCTAGCCACATACCCGCCTGTTCTGACATATTAGAAGGCGGCTCTTTTCTTTCAATCTCTGGTCTAGAAGCCCCTTGGGCTATAAGAACATTAGAAGTTTCTTCTTGACCATCCCTTAAAGCTTTCAAGTCTTTTGAAAGTTCTTTAACTGCCTCTGTGTTTTCTCTATCTCTATTTATTGCAGACTTTTGTACCAAAGATTGTGTCTTAAATAAATCATCAGATGCGGCACCAACCTCTGTCACAGGGGCGACTTTAGCAAGGTCCATTTCCTTAAATTCTACCTCTTTTGTCAATTGTTTTACAGCAAATGGGTCTGCGCCTTCTTCTAAATCTAGTCCGCCAAATTTAGAACCAAGCCATTTAATAATCTTTGACTCTTTTATATAATCCCACACTCCTTTAAATGGCGAGAGAAAGGTATCTGCCACACCTTTTATAACTGTTTTTACTGCATCCCAAGGGAATATCTTTACCATATCAAGGATACCCTGGAATATTGACGCTACAAAATCAAAGATAAAACCTATTACCTGCTTGACTCTACCAGCAATTTTTGCAGTAGCATCTTCTACACCTATCTGTTCTAGTAACCAACCAAATGCCCTTATAGGCAACTCAAGAAATTTCATAATAGCTACCATAACACCACCTTTTATTTTATCAAGTAGATCGCCTTCAGTTGCCATAAATCCTTTGACAAAATCTATCAAACTTAAAACAATTTGAAGTGGCCAAACAAGTGTGTTAAACCCTTTAATAATACCTTTAACAAGTGGACCAAGGATGGGAAATTTAAGCATCCATGCGCCTATCAAACGAAAAACATTCATAACAGGCTTGATGAATTTTCCCAACCATCTAAGACCAGGAAGTTTCAAAAGTAATCTGAAAGGTAATACAATAGCCCCTACAACAGCACCAATTGCCATACCTAAGGCAAGTGCAATAACTCCAAATAGTCCGAGAGGCTTCTTATCTTTTTTCTCTAAAGCCTCTCTAAATTTCTCTTTGGCCTGATCTGAAAATACACTAAGTATTTTTTCCAATATACCTGTTTGTCTTTCTGCTTCGTCTAACTGCTCATCTTCTATAGTTTTTCCACCCGCTAGTAGTCCCAAGTCTTGTCCAATACCTTTAAAGAAATTGCCCATATTTTTTGCAGTCTCTTTAAGAAAATCCGTAGCCTCAGCAAAAGGACCAAGAATTTCGCGTACGTGTCCACTCACAGCCTGAACAGACTTCTGCGCCTGCTCTGTTAAAGCCTGACCTGTTTTAAGATTTAAGATCATTTGTTTTAAAACAAACTTATTTTGTCTATCGTCTTCCGCCATAATCTTCTCCAATAAAAAAGGTCCAAAGGGGGTTAAAAGCCCTTCAGACCATACGATCCATTAGCTTCAAAAAGCTAAGCGAGACTTAATTTGTTTCTAAACTCTCTTGTTCTTTTCTAATATCTTTAATTAACAGATTTACATATGCTTCACGTTCAAATTCTGACATTTGACTGGATTCAGTAATACTAATACCAGCACCTTTAGACAAGTAATATTGCTCAGTTACAATATTACTTAAAGATGTATCCGCACATAGTATTTTAATTAGAAAAAAAAATTCTCTAGAGGTATTGTTATCTGTTCTGTAAAATCACAAGGTTTACCAGGTCCGCCTTTTCTTATAGGTGGATTAATATGAGGACATCTCATATCAGTCACAAAATCTATACCAAAAGTTTCCTTTTCGAACCAATCTGTAACTTTTTTAAATTCCTTCTGATTAAGACTTTCTAGAAAATATAACTTATCTTCTATAGAAGTCTCAGTATCTTCTCCCTCCGGTGTTATAAAAACTTTTATCGCGGTAGCCGTAGCAATCAAAGACATATTTGCTAATTTCTGCATATTTGTCATTTCTTCTTTTCTTTGATTTACAATACCAGCGGCAATTTTCTGGTCTCGCCTTGTTATAAAGTCCAGACCAATAGTTATGTTTTCATTAACCTTAACAAAAGGATTTACATCACTCTCTTTTGGTGTAAAAGGTAATTTGTCCAGATCCACATTCTGTAAAGATTGCGAACCGCACTCAGGACAAGTTATCTTAAAACTAAAATGTTTACCCTTAGATTGTTTACGGATTTCTATAAGCAGATAAAACCTATCTTGAAGATAAAGATTATCAATATCAAATCCTTCCGTAATAACTGAAGAAGAAATAAGATCATCTAGTATTTCTTCAATAACCAAAGGGTCATCATCTTCTTCATATATAAGAAGATTCTTCATCTGCCCGGTAGTTATAGGTTTATACATTATCGTTTCGCCACTACCGGGCAGAGTTGCATCAAACTCATAAACACTCAGATATTTTTTAAAATCTGACATATTTCACCTCACTAATTATTTTAATGGGAATTGTGGTCCCATATTATCCTGCAAATGATGGTGGACTGACATAAGCCACACCACGATCTACAACATGGTATTGATATGACCAAGTTACAGTAAACTGTGCCACATCAGTAGTTGCGTAGTCAAGTTCCACTGCTGAAACTGTCATTGGCCAGGCTCCTATTAATTTATACTTGAGAATGGTGTTGCCATCAAGACCTATCATTTCAACCTGTTGGTCAACCATGTAATCTACAGGAGACCCATGAACATTAGTTGTTGGGTCTAAGATTATCCTTTTCCATTCAAGATACCACTGTAAGATGTCGGCATCTTTATCAACATTAAATGTAACGTCCCACGTTCCATAAGTTGCTTTGCCTGCCATCTTATAATCAAATCCTTGCCAAGGAACTATGATCTCCTCATGGGTTGATTCAGGAAGCGATGCCGTCCTTACTAAGTAAGTCGCAGTATCGGTATCTGCGCCCAAACCAAGCGGGAACACTGGCTTAACATAGAACAGGTAGCCTCTGGCGCCTGCCTGAAACTTAGCTCTAAAACTTTCAATATCAAAGTTTGGCATTCTTTTTTCCTCCTATTAGATTATCCTGCTCTCAAAGCTGCGATCTCAGTAAA